TCGCGTCGGGCAAAGGAGGGGAAGGAGCCAACTTTCATTTTAACCCATACCTTATTTCTTTGAGAATCTCTTCTGCTTGCAGTCTTAGGTCTATTGCTTTCCTGTGTAGCTCTATCGAAAGGTTGACGATTGCTAGTGCTCGTTGTTCAAGAGCACTTGTTGACTGTGCCTGCTCGATGATGCCTTGTGCTGCACTCATGGCTGCTGCTTCGTGTAAGTTCATGCGACCCTCAAATTGAACGGATTATTAAAGAAACTGATGTCTACGCCTTCCTCTTTTTTCTTAGGCTTGGATAAAACAGGCTTGAACTTCTTCTTCGGCCTGAATACCTTCTTGGCCTCGTATTCGTCCTTTACCCATTCCCAAACACGTTCCTTGGTAAACGGGTCTATCCTAAACGATGTTTTGATGCAGCCTTTCTTTAAGAGAGCGTTTAGGCAGTTCACAGTCGTCTGTTTGTCAATCTTTGTTTGTAGCCTCACTGACTTTAGGTCAGCAGGTGTCTTACGCTTTTTAAGGTAAGTAAGAATCTTCTTTTGCTCGTCAGTCATCCTATCCTCGCTATCTCTCTTTCTAAGTACCAAATAGCCTTCTTGAGATCTTCAACCTCTTTACCTTTAAGGCTTCCTCTCCAAATGTATTTCGTAGCATTACCAAGGTTGAAGTTCATATGCTCCGTAATCTCGATGCACTCTACGCCAGACGGGTGTGATGTGTAGTGCTTAGGATGGTTCACGTTGTCTTGAACCTCCCATTCATCAACAGCGCAACAATGTCCGCACCTTGGGCATTCAAAAGAATCTTTCATATTGTGATCGCCACTCATTGATTCTTCTCCTTTAACTTGGTTCTTTCAGTCGTAGTCCTGTTACGATATCTACCATTGTTCTTCTTCTTCAAGGCTTGTTCAATAAGCTCGGCCATAAGCGCTGTGTCTAATTCATCACAGAAAGTTGCTTGATACTCAAAGTAACTAACCTCCTCATCAGTCAGCCCAACCCATTCACGCTTTGGTAGGGATAAGTAAAGGGGCGAGGTATGCGGCGGGTCGGCTCTTATCACAAAGCAATCCGGCCAGCCGTGAATGCGGTGGTCAATGTGAGCCACCGGCTCTTGCTCTGTCTCCAGTACTTGGCGTAGTGCTTTAACGGCATCGTCAAACATTTGAACGCTGCTCTTGCTTTGGTACAACTCCAACGCCTCCAGCGCCATATGCATAGCTTCTCTGCTCATGATTTCTCTCTTGTTGCCTTGGCGATGGCAGCGCGGGCATTTGTAAGCATTTCGTCGAGTCCGTTGTCATTGTCATGGCCGAAGTAGCTCACGAAGTCCATTAATGCGTTAAGCATGTCGGGCGCGGCGGCGATCAGGCGAGCGTTGGCTTCTGATTTGATTGCACCGTAGCGTCCTTCTTCATCTTGCGTCCCCACGATGAATCCTTCTTTCGGTGCGTAGACCGTGAAGCCTTGACGGACTGCTGGATCAACAACCCACGGCCCCAGTGTGTGTTTCATAGCTTCTCTGCTCATGTGTTGCGCTCCTTTAGCTTGGCTTCGATGGCACGGTAAAAACCCAAACAATCAAACCAAGGTGAATTACTAGCATCAATTTTTTGAGATAGATAAATCAAGTCATGTATCTCCTCATCGGTCAGACCAACCCATTGCTTTGGTGCAGCGTAAAGCCTGTCGCCTAGCTTTATGTCTTTAGCGTTATCCCATGCGACCATTGGCCTGCCCGTTTTCTCGAACAGGTAAACATGCGCTACATGTCCGTCATCCGTAGGTGTCTTTGCTTGCTTGTTCTCGCTCATGCCATATCCCCTCTAAAAAACTGCCAAGCATCGTTAAGTTCTTGTCTGGCGATCCTTACTCTCAACCTCATATGATCAAGATCGTCAAGAAGAATTCTTAACTCGTTGGGATGCACCATCACATACGTCGTTTCGTCTGCCAATTTTCTCAGCAATGCGTAGGCTTTTTCTTTGTCTGTCATGACTGTCCCCTTGCTCGTATGGCGGTAGCGCACCAAGTTGCCAGTACATCCTCGCCTTCGTATTCGGTGTCTATGTCTTCACACACCTTCGCACACGCCTCACGCTCGGCAGCAGCAACGAGGCCAGCGAACTGTTCAACTTGTTCCCAGCTCACACCCAAAGCGACAATTGGGCTTGTTGTGTCACGAAACCCAGCCTCCCTAGCCATGCGGATGATGTCTTCTCTGTTCATGCCGCCCTCAACTTTTCAGAGATCCTTGCCTTCCAAGAGTTCCAATCCTCTCCTGGCCTAGCAGGACAATTTACTTTCGCTGCCATCTCAGCAGTACCTTTTTCTGTCGCCCACCACACAACAACCTTCTCTTGTGCGGGTGCAATCTCTAACTCATCTTCCCATCTTCCCTGGTTCAACCACGTAGCAGGATGCGGGATGAACTCCTGACCCGTACCCTTCACTTGGTAATACTTGTTATGCGTCACCAGAGCCTCTACAGCAGACTTTTGCTCTTGTGGCGATAGTTTGGCCCATGCTTTCTGTGCAGCACGTTTAGCGACCTTTCTTGGGTATTTGCTCCAGAACTCCTCGAACATTGTTTTCTCCTTTTGTTAGGAAATCTCAATGTAAACCTTATTTTTATTGTTGACTGTCGTCTTGTTGACAATCTATTTTGTTTTTTTGCCTCCAGTCGGTCATATCCCAATTACCTTTGCCGTGGTTGCAGTCATGACAAAGTATCTGCAAATTGTTGATATCAAGGGAAAGACTAGGGAATAGTTTTCTAGGCTTTATATGGTCGACATTCATGATTGCGCCATGAGCAGGAGTTGTCCCGCAACACTGGCATTTAGCACCGTACTTTTTCAAGGCTTCCATACGAACCTTGCGCCATTCATAGGTTTGCAAGAACGCATCGCTCTCAACACGGATGCCTCTTAATTTTCTTGCCTTCCATTCTTCCGACAATTCGTTATTAGACTTCCTTAGCAAAGCGTTTTTTCTTTTTAACGCCACTATTCGTTGTCTTTCTTTGTTAGCTAGTTTCTTGCTTATATTCATAGATTCCTGCTAGATATTTATCTATTTCCTCCCAAAGACCCCCCTACCCCAACAGGAGTAGAGAGGGAAGGTTCCTCCGCTGTCAAGCAGCATCTGCATGTTCTTGCGAACCCCTCGGCTTGCAGATAAGACCAGCCGACCGGATTGTTCGGGAACTGCCCCCTAGTCTTGCGACATACCGGCTATTGCTTTCCTTCCGCGCCACCACAACTAAGGTGCTTGCTAACGTGCGGAGTACGGTTGTCGAGAGGCAATAAAAAAGCCACTTACTGCTGCGCCTGGTTGCTGTCCTCTAATACTTCCAGAGGCAGACGCATGAGTAAGTGGCCTTAACTATTGTTGACAGCAACGACAACAGGCAAATCTTATCAGATCTCCACAACCTTGCAAGTCCAACCTTCTTTTAACTTACCCCATCCGTGAACCTCGATCTTCCAGCCTGCTCGCAAGATAGCCGGAAGGTGCTCACTCTCTGCAATCTTCTTCACTCTAGCCGAGACATTACCTCTAGAAGTCGTTTGAACTAAAAGCGTCTCCTCGTCCTTTAGACAAAGGATATCTCCTATGCCGAACAAGTCCTGCCTGATCCTGGCCCACGGGTTCCAGTGCTCGACGATCTGACATAAGTAACCTCGCTCACGAAGCGCAGCCAAGGATCGTTGCGTAGGACTTACCGACGAACGGCGTTTCTTTTTGGTATCAGCGGCAGAGATTGTCGTCACGATGACAGTCTTATGTGATTGATAAGCCTAAGATTACTCCATCACAACAAGGAGCCAGCAATGAAAGTACATATCAGCCATGTAGTTAAAGCAATAGAAGCACTTAGCAAGATCGAAAAAGCAAGCATGAAACAGTTTGAAGATCCAAGGTTTGTCGGAACGTTGCAAGCAGAGGCTTTCCTTGCACTGTATCCGTTAAAACATGCTATCGAAAACAGCAAAGCTGAAGTAACCGTTGAAGGTGAAGTATGAGCGTTGACTACGATGCTTGGCTAGACAGAAAACTTTACGAATACGACAGAGAGAGGGAACAAAATGACTACCAACAACAGTTGGAACAACAGGAGTACGAACTTGACCAAGTACAAGCCGACGAGGAGTGACTGGATCTTATGCACAGCATTAGGGATTTGCTACGGAACACTGCTCTACCTGTTCATCAAATAAAGGAGCCAACTATGAAATTCAACGAACTCAGAAAGATCAACGTAACCGAGAAGGTCGAGAAGAAAAACGGCCTTTCTTACCTCTCATGGGCTTGGGCTGTAGATACATTGTTGCAACACGATCCTACTGCTACTTGGGAGTACAAGCCTTACCAAACCTGGAATGACACGGTTATGGTGTTTTGCGAGGTCAAAGCGTTCGGTGTATCTCGCACTGCACAACTACCCGTCATGGATCACCGTAACAAAGCAATCTCTAACCCAGATGCTTTCCAGGTCAACACGGCTATGCAAAGGTGTCTAGCTAAAGCTATCTCGCTTCACGGTATCGGGCTCTACATATACGCTGGAGAGGATCTACCAGATGAAGACAAGCCTTCCGTAGACGACCACATAAAAACGCTATCAGAGGCGAAAACAGTTGACGACCTGAAAGCAGCATTCACAGGAGCGTACAAGGTCTTCAAGAACGATCCTGATGCTATTAAACAAATAGACGCAGCTAAGGAACAACGCAAGAAAGAACTGACGGAGATCAAATGAGTCAGATTCTCTCTATTGCCAAGCAATCAGGAGTTCTCATTTCACACCGAGATGAGTTCCTGAAGTCGGTTGAAAAGTTTGGCCGGTTGATGCTCAACAAGTCTAAACCGCTAACGCCAACACAAACGGCTTACTTGGAAGCACTCGACGACTGGATGTCACTCAACGATCTGGCAAACAAGTTTGGTTGCACACCACAGAATGCGCTCAAGATGATTCGTGCTCTGGAGGCTCGCAAGTTGGTAACGAAAGAAAAACTCTACAGGCAAGCCTGGGCTTACTACTACAAAAGAAAATGAACCTAAACACATTTGAAGAAGGACTGTTGGACTCGATACAGACAGAGCGTTGCAAGAAACTGCTTTGGTCTGTCATACAACTGGCAGTCGATGATGCTTGCAAAGCACCCTACAAAACTAGACCGACAGACGAAACGATTACCGCACTCCGATTCTTATTCGGAGACCTTTACGAGTCTGGGCTCGACAATTACCTGATGTGGCTTGACGTTGACAGCAAAGAATTCAAAAGACGCATGGTCAATGCCATGTTCTCAGAGCGTCACGATAAGTTCACCGACTTTGAGAGACGGGCCTTCCGAGCTAACTACAACTGGTACTTACAAAATGAGATCAATCCTAACGACTGAGACTGACCGCAGGAGGGTCATAGAGGCCATAGAAGCCACGGAACTAGGATACATGGTAACTATCTCCAAACCTCCTCGCACAGCGGCTCAGAATCGATTCTATTGGTCGATCTTGACTGCCTGTGCTGAACAGTTAATGGGCCAGCAATACACTCAAGACATCTGGCACGAGTGGGCTAAGACAAGGTTTTTGCCTTCTCGTGTCGTTGAACTTCCTGGAGGTATCGTAAAAGAGATCGAGCCTTCGACTGCTTCGCTTACCGTGTCTGAGTTCTCAGACTTAGTAGAGCAACTTCTACAGTACGCAATCGAGAAGGGCTTAGTCTGGACAGATGAGATGAAAGACGCTGAACTTGACTTGAGGAAGATCAATGTACTCAAACAAAAAGTTGCTTGAGGCTTGCAGGCATCTACCTTGCGGATCTTGTTTCTGTGAAGATGGAACTGTAGTTGCTGCTCATAGGAACCAAGGCAAAGGCATGGGCATTAAAGTCTCTGATGCTTTAGTAGCATCTTTGTGTTTCAAATGCCACTCATACTTAGACCAGGGAAAAGAAATGTCTCGTGAAGAACGACGAGACTTCTGGAACCAAGCGTACATAAACACAATGCAAGCAATGATCGAACGAGGGATATTAAAGGTGCAACATGGAACAAAGAACTGATGATTGGTACAAAGCAAGACTAGGCCACCTAACCGCTAGCAGAGCCTCAGACGCGCTTGCAAAACCTGGAACGGCTACACGCCGTAACTACCAGATTCAACTCGTCACAGAGCGTCTGACGGGCTTACAGGGCGATTCATTCACAAACGCAGCTATGCAATGGGGCACAGAACAAGAACCCGTTGCCAGAGCAGCCTACGAAGTCCACACAGGCCATTTCGTCGAGCAGACAGGATTTCATACCCACAAGTCGATAAAGTGGCTTGGAGCGAGTCCTGATGGCTTTGCAGGCTCAGGGCTGATCGAGATCAAGTGCCCTAACTCAAACACTCACGTTGATTACTTACTAGCAAAGGAGGTTCCAACTAAATACAAACCACAGATGCTCACTCAAATGCTCGTAACAGGTAGGACTTGGTGCGACTTTGTGTCGTTCGATCCAAGACTTCCTGAACATCTTCAACTATTCGTCGTTCGTTACGAGCCAAAGCCGGAAGAGCTAACCAAGATCGAGGCTGATCTAGTTGCTTTTCTCAATGAAGTTAATCAAATGGAGTTGTCGTTATGCCAAAAGAACTAACAGGAAGTATTAGCAAGAACAAGAAGAAAGAAAAAGACGTACACCCAGACTACCGAGGTTCAGCAATGATAAACGAGACTGAATACTGGATCTCAGGATGGGTCAACGAGGGTTCTGACGGGAAGTATCTGGGGCTTAAGTTCCAGGCAAAAGAGGAAGTAAGATCAACCAAAGTCGATGACGACGATTCAGTTCCATTTTGATATGTTAAGCGTTCATCACCAAACCATGCTTAAAAAGGCGTTTGCAAAGCGACCTGCAAACATTTCCGACGACTCTCCGGTCTTAGAGAGGGTCATTCACATCATCAAGTCTGAGGCTCCGGAGTGTTTCTGGAAGCCTACAGAGTTGGAAAAACGGAGGTTCTTCAATGCACCACGGCCAGGAACTCCTCACGAGGATGCGGTCTATCCGTTCCCGAAAGGCTTATTATGAGCAACTGGAAAGAGTTAATCGAGAATCAGACGAGGACAGAAAAGTTCAGACCCGTCGAGGAAATCTGGAGGGAACACGGATGGGTTCCACCGTCCACACATTGTCCGGACACAATGGCAAAGCACAAAGCGTTTAAGGAGTGGTCGATCCGTGGAATCGTGGATCAACCTTATCAAGCAAGTTAAGTCGTCAGACGTGGGAGAGATAGCGGCAGCGTATAACCAAGCGTTGCCGTTTGTCGTTCAGGACTGGGCAAAGATGATCTTAAAGTTAGCTAAAAGCAAACGACTTCCGATCATCGAGAAGATCGACAAGATTCACGGACAGAAGATCGGGCAAATGGTGCGAGACGAAGTTACCGCGCAACACCTTTCGCTTTCTCGAAAGACCTCATCCCAGCAATACCCAACATACCGCTCAAAATAACCCATAGAGCGTCGGTGTCTAACATGGGAGGAGGTTTTACCTCCCGCGGGACAATCTGTTCTGCTTGCATCCAAGTCCATGCCCAGACCAAAAGAGGGTAAGCAAGGAATTGGTAGAACATCGCACCCGCACCAACCCAACCGATAGCAGGTCTCCAGCCAGCAACAAACATATTCTGGTTAGCGGCCTCGACCTTATTGACTTCCATTTGACCGAGGTCTATTGCTTGGTCGATACGCTTGGCTTCTAGCTCAAGCTCCATGCGTTCTTTGTCTGATGTGTGCAGGTCTCCGATAACTTTTCCGACGCTATCAACAATGGAAGAGATTCCGAGCAGGTTCATAGCTTGAGCGTCCTAGAAACCCAACCAAGAAGAAACTTAAGTTGGCTGCGATCACGCAAAACAATATCCCGATACCTAGCGATCTTTGCCAGCGCGTAATAGGCAACAAATAGCTCAGGATTGGCTTGGTTGAGTGCAGATATAGTCTTGGGGCCAATAACGCCATCTGGGGCCGTTTTAACGCATATCTGGGCAAGTTTGATGGCTACGGGAACTCCAGCATTGACAGCAAAGTTAAAGAGGGATGAGGCTATAACGTCATGCGTTAAGTCATCACCTTTGATCTTGTCCCAGAAGTTTTCTTTATAGAAGTCTCGGACTAACTGTGTCGGAGGTGTTTCCTGGTAGTCGATATGCTGCCAGCCCTCCCACTTGGGGTGCATCTTGCGAGCAATACCCGCGTAGGTTTGGCCGCCTCGGTCTCCCTGGACTTCGTGAAGGACGTAACCTCCCTCGTCCTCCATCATCTTGTCGTAAGCAGATTCAAAGTTAGCCAACGGCTTGACCCCTAAAGTACGCTGTCCCTTCGATAACTTCGACGAGTTCAGGAGGCAAGAGTAGACCATCTCTGAAACATAAGACAGCAAAGCCTTGACACCAGGGGACAGGATTGTCCTCGATATAAGAAAACTGACCACCATCAGGATCTGCAAGCATCCCTGTAGATACACCGTATCTACGTCCTCGATAGTCGCCCCATCCTTTGACTTCCAAAAGATGGGTATGCCCTGAGACTGTAGATATACCTGCCTTCAAAGTATTGTTGTAACCGGAGTGGATACCTGAGTGTTGGAGTCTGTGCTTAATCATGCAGATGTCATTGACCATCACCGACCAACTGACAGACCACTCAGGTAGATGATCCTTGAGCATCGTACCTTGGATGCCTTTGAACTCAGGAACAGAACCAGCTAATCTTTTGTCAAACCGTATGTCATGGTTGCCCGTGGTTCTATGTAAGAAAGTGCCTAAACCTTTACAGGCCTTGACGATCTGATCCATATGCCATTGAACTGCTTCGAGTTCATCGCGCAGACTTGTGACTGGAGACCAGTCCATAGGGCCAAAACGAGAGATAGTTCCCCCGTCGAGAATATCTCCGTTTGCGATAATCGCTTTGGGCTTTAGGGTTTTGATAACTTTAAGCAGGGCATTAAACCCCGCAGATGGCTCACCAGGCATGAAGTGAGCGTCAGAGAATACAATCACATAGCCTTCAGTTTCTAGCGTCGCTCGCCTACGATTCTCAGGTAAGGTAAAACGAGCGTCTTTTGTAGGGAGAAGGATGTTGTATTTCTTCTCGATTGCCCTTCGTCGCTCGTACACATTGCGAAGGGTAAGACCGATACGGTCTGAGATTTTTGTTGGGCTACCTAGTTCTTTCCAGACTGCGATGAATTCTTCATCTTCTGCCTTTTTTCTCACTCCAAGCTCCACGCTCTATGCTCTGGATCATCTTGCGCGGAATCACCAAAGACTGAGCAATTGCGTCGTCAGTCAATGACTGACAAATTTTCACGCCCTGCTTGGTCTCTCCTAGCAAGAATCCT